TTGAGCCTAAAAAACGCGCAGACATAATTTTCCAGCTTCTTGAGGCCGAAGAAATTAGAGCGGAAAAGGATGATAGAAGTATTACATATTTTTATTTATCATAAGGAACGCCTCTAATATAACACTGAGCAATAATGCCTATTTGCTCAAATGCAAGACGATCATCATTATCAACACCTCCGCCACACAGCATTGATATTTTTTCCATTGCTTCGGTTGCTTTGTTAGCGGGGATACCATTAATATAAGAAGTCAACGCCCGTTGCACAACCTCTAACAAGCTGACGCCGTCTTGTGCCGCTCTTATCTTTGCTTGTTTAGCTAGTTCAAAATCAGATAGGCGTATTACTGCGTATTGTTTTTTCATGCTGCTTCCCCTTTTATTGTCCCTTGTTTGTACCCCGCCTCGTAAGCCTTCCACATAGACGAAAACTTAACATAGTTATGCGAGCGGTTAGGCTTGTTGCCCATGCCGTCAATATATCCGATTCTGTAGATGTTGCCGTGTTTCATATCACAACCCCATTAAAAAGCGTTCTGCGGCCTTCTCATCCGTCCCTAACAGGCGGCGATAGGTCACGCAGTCGTCACACATGCAATCGGTTAGGAGTGCCTTAGATGCCAGCAAGAAAGCCTGTGCTGCCGTTCTAGATGGTTTCTGGGGAAAGAAGATGATTTGCGCGGTCATTGCGCCCCCTCCCCATAGAGTGCGGTTATATCCCTGTTCTGGCGCTCCTGGCGAGTTAATGGCTTGCTGGTGTCAACCAAGCGCTGCAACGCTTGCCTATCCGATGCGCTATAGCCTGCGGGTTCGGTTTTGGTTTGCGAGTACCAGCAAAGCGTTAGGAATGCAGCGAGGATAAGAAGGGCAAGGATAGGCGAATTTAGGGTTTCCATGTTTATTTCTTTCCTTGAGGTTGGGTGATCGTTATTTGATATTAAAATACATCCATTGTTCATAAGCGCGGGTTGTTTCATTGCCTAGCAACTCCTCAATATCGCCGGGGTGAATATTATGGCTTTCCAGTATCTCGAAAAACTCCTCTTGCGATAAATCATCCGCTGTGAATAACTCCCAAATTTCCTTGGTTGACAAATCCGAAGTTGGTTGACGTTTTCCTGTTTTTGCCGTTTCGGTCATTGTTTATCCCCATATAAAAGATCGTATAAGCCTACAAAAGGATTGTAATTATTTTCGTTATCGTCTTTTTTTGCTTTTATCTCTGAGTACATCCATTTCAGGGCAGAGCACCCAGCTAACTTTACGGACAATAGCTTTTTGGATAACGCCTGATTGGTTTCCCAAGAGCTGGCTAGGGCTTCTTGCGTAGCTTTTAATTCAATGCGCATTTTTTGTATTTCTGAAGTCATATTTTACCTTATATGTTTAATGCTATTACATTTTTCATAGATATTACGCAGAATTTTAGCGGATTCTTTCCGGGAAATGTTTTCATGGTAAATACGCTTTAACATCATTTCGCAATCGCCATGTATTGATTCAAGGGTACGGACTGCGACATCGAATTTATCTATATAAGTATTTCCAAATTCCCATGCATAATGCTTACAATCGCAAAGCGTTATGCATTTACATATTGGGCAATAGCTTCCTTCCTTTATAATCACAGACATAATTATATCCTTTCCGCTATATTTTGTAGTGCATCTGCTATCTTCGGTTGCTCTAAATCGTATCGGATACAAGCAATCAAAGAATCTAATTCATCGCGCTTATTATCCAGTTCCCTTTCTCTATCAACCCAATCCTGGCAACGTCCGCACCGCATATTTCCAAGTTTCGCGGTATTATTGCAATTGCAACATTTAACCATTTTCCGCCGCCTTTCTAATCGCTACAATCCATCTACCGCATGAGTTATGCACATCAAAGCCCCTCAAACCGTCTTCTGAGAAGGGTTTGACGTGATCCCTAGAGCAGCCTACCAGCCATACGCCTTTATAGCCTAGCGTGGGGTTGCTGTTATGATCGGTAACAAAGATCTGTTTCTGATTTTTCTTTTCAAGCGGCCTGAAGCCACCACTGAGACTTTCAACCGAATCAGTCATACCGTCAAACGATGATTTTACGTTGATTAAGATTTTGCCTTCATTCTTGCGAATGAAAGATTTTAGTGTCGCTACTGTTGGTTTTTTCATGTTACGCACTCCTCAAATCATCTTCGTTTACTGAAAACCAAGGTGTGTCCGTTGGTGAAATTAGATATGTTGGTTTTTGGGTTCTTTGTTCCAACCCCACTATTTTCTTTTCGCCCCAATACACGCCTTGCGGGTTGGTATAATGCACCGTGTCACCGATTTTGAATTTATATTCCATGTCCTATACTCCCAATTCTGCTAATAGTTCATCATCCGCGCTGGTCCATGCGTGGTCGATAATGGGATGCGCCGCTTGAATTTGATTTGCCATTATGTCTCTAAGGTTTTTCATAGTTATTTGTCCTTTCGTTATCGTTATTGGTCATTGTTATTTGTCATCGTTATTAGTTAGTATTGTTACTATTGCATGTATAATGACATTAGTCAATGGGTAAATTGATATTTTTTCTATTCCTTATTTATATTATTATGATATAGTATTGGATAGTTGATTTAATTGTGAATCAATATATAAACGATGTAAGAATAAATATATAAATGAGGTTAAACATGAATGATAATAAAATGATAACAATATCTCTTCCGCTTGAATATATACGTCTAATTGATATAGTTTCAAAGTTCGATGACCTTAGCCGGGCGCAGTTAATTCGGCGTATTATAAAAGAGTATATTATAGCTAAAGATTATTCTAGAAAGTTTCCACTATCTTCTAACCATATTAAAAAACCTACAGAATATAAGAATTTGCCGTCTGGTTCTTATGAGGATGTGTATGGGAAAAAATCCTAATCTACCATTATAATATACTATATAAGTAATATCAAAATAATATTATTAAATATCCTTATAAATCATAAGGAAGGACACTTGCATATTGGTGGGACACCATCTTGTTATTGATTTATATTCCTAATTAGGAGTAATGTCCCAAATTAACGAAGGTTTACAGAACTATTATAACTTTTATCTTTACTATTATTAATTATGGTTATTAGTGTTATATAATATATATAATATCAATAACTTAGATGTGTCCTACCCCTATGGTCGGTTAGGACATTATCTTGTATTATTCATATATTTCATTGACTTAACCAAATGGACGGTTTCAAAACTTAATTTCTCGTAACTATTTATGGATCTATTGCACCGATCACCAAGCAATGCTACAATTTATGAGGCAGTATTAAGGATGGGGTATGGCAGCAAAGACCTGGGATGAGATTTACGGCGACGATGCGGGCAAGGATGACGATATCGCTCCATCCGCAACTATTACAGAGGCGCAACTGGCTCAGTTGGATGCAATGACGCCTGAGCAGCTTAAAACGCTTGTACGGGCTTGTAATGCGGATAGAATAAGTTATGCGATAATGACTGATGACGAACGCAAACTTGCATTGCGCGTCAAGCTTATGACGCTGGCTATGCTGGCTAAGGACGATAAAGTAGCTTTGAACGCTATAAGCCAGCTTTTAGACCGAATAGAGGGCAAGCCTACACAGGCTGTGGATGTGACGGTTGAGGATAAGGGGCTTGGTAAGTTGTCAACTGATAGGCTGTTACGCCTTGAATCTGAGCTTGCGCGAATAACCGGGAGTGAAGCGCTTATCATAGCGCCTGAACCTTCCTTGCTTATTTCTAATTAAAAGGTCTTCCTTGGCGATTTTCTTACCTATTAGGAAAATCCCAGGAAAAAATATATATAGAAGTCGATAGCACTATACCTATTGATTGATAGGGGTATGCCTATTCAAACAGGGGAAAATTTTAGTTGGTTCTGAATTTAGAAATGCCACTTGTCAATCTCATCAATATATGATAAATTTTATAAATGGGAACACATAGAGATATTACAGAGCAAAAATTTGGGCGTTTAACCGCTATAAGGGTAGTTGGTAAAAGTATAGCGCGTCGAGAATCAATTTGGTTATGTAAATGTGATTGTGGTATAGAGAAACCAATACAGCTAGGAAGCTTAAGAAGTGGACAAGCAAAATCTTGTGGATGCTTACAACAAGAGATTCGTTCTGAAAGTCATAAAAATCATATTGCTGGACTTCGCTCTGGAAAATTAATTGCCATTTCTCCGACTAACCGTAAGGTACGCGGTGTTATTATGTGGCTATGTCAATGTGATTGCGGTAAGAAAAAAGAAGTATCTTCGTATAATATAAAATCAGGACATACTATTTCATGTGGGTGTGCGAGATTAAAGCGTGACAGATATAGAAAAAAGGAAATAAGGGAAAAGAAGCTATTTCATCAAAATAACCGCCGTGCGAAACAATTAAACGCCGGTGGAACCTTTACTACCGAACAAGTAAAAGAACTTTATGAAAAACAACATGGAAATTGCGCGATATGTTTCAATGGTGTCGAATACGAAGAAATAGCAAGAGACCATGTTATGCCGCTGGCTAAGGGTGGTTCGAATGATATTTCCAATATTCAAATTCTATGCTATGATTGCAATTCTAAGAAAAATTCTAAAGACCCGATTCAGTATGCAAACCAACTTGGCAGGCTCGTATGACTGAATTTTCCGTTAAAGACCATCATGCGGTACTGCAAGAACTTGAACGGAGGAAGTTAGATTTATATCGTCCATACCCTAAACAATTAATGTTTCATAATGCGGGAATTACTTATCGCGAACGTCTGCTACGCGCAGGCAACCAGATGGGTAAAACAATGGCTGCTGCTGCGGAAGTAGCGATTCATGCAACAGGGCGTTACCCGTTATGGTGGAATGGGCGAAGGTTTAATAAGGCACCTGTTATTTGGTGTGCTGGCGTCACTGGAGAGGTGGTACGCGATAGCATACAGCGATTGCTTATTGGTGATGTAGCAAATCCTGGGACTGGGTTTATACCGCCTGATGACATTATTGAGACAGTACCAAGTCGGGGTGTGGCTGGTCTTGTTGATACTCTCTTAGTGAATCATATTAATGGTGGGAAAACCAGGATACGTTTAAAATATTACGAGCAAGGGCGTGAAAAATTCCAAGCCGATACTGTTGATGTGGTATGGCTCGATGAAGAACCGGATTTGGATATTTACACAGAAGCATTGACGCGAACCAATGCTACACGTGGAATGGTGTATTTGACTTTTACGCCGCTTAAGGGCATGAGCGAAGTAGTCAGGAGATTTTTAAAAACGACATCGCCTGACCGTTTTGAAATCAATATGACTATTGATGATGCGCTGCATATAGCCAAAACAGATAGGCAAAAAATTATTGATAGCTATCCAGCCCATGAAAAAGAAGCGCGTATTTATGGTACGCCTTCTCTTGGTGGTGGCAGGATATTTCCAATTTCGGAAGAAGCGATTGCCTGCGACGCTATTCCACTGGAGCGTATTCCTATGCACTGGCAAGTATTGGGTGGTTTAGATTTTGGTTGGGATCATCCTACGGCAGCGGTGAAGTTACTCTATGATCCTGAGAATGATGTCGTATATATTACCAATACCTATCGCTTACGAGAAGCAACTCCAGTTATCCATTCAGCCGCACTTAAATCGTGGGGTGATGTATTCTTTGCGTGGCCTCATGATGGATTGCAGCATGATAAAGGCTCTGGTGAGCAGTTAGCGCAGATATACCGTGACCAGGGGCTAAAATTATTATCAGAACATGCAATGTTTCCCGATGGAACGAATGGCGTAGAGGCCGGTTTAGCTGAAATGCTTATTCGCATGGAAACAGGAAGGCTAAAAATTTATCGCCATCTTATCGAATGGTTTGAGGAATTTCGTTTATACCACCGTACAGATGGAAAGGTGGTCAAGGAATATGACGATATTTTGTGTGCGACACGTTATGCGCTTATGTGCATCCGATTCGCTACATTTATTTATAAACCAAAAGAATATGTAAATAATCAACATACCTCTAGTTATGATGCTTGCTCAGTTTCACGTTTTAAACAAGAAATTGGGTTGGGCCAACGTAAAATTGACGTTCAAAATACTTACGAGTGGTCGCCTGACTTTAGACGCTTGCAATAGAAATGAAGGTGGTGTATAGGTGAACCATATGGATATAGAAAAAATTGATCCAAGCACTTTAAATACTGAGCAGCGAAAAAGGTTAAAACAGGCTAAAGAATTTATAGAAAAGAAAAAACATAAATTGCTGGGCAATCATAAAAAGAATATTGCCATGCGTGAATATTTGAAAAACAATTTAGCAAAACCATTACTTGGTGGCGATAAGAAATGATAACCGTCCGTGATCTTGCTGAAAAACTTATAGCCTATTGCTCTACTGCTCCAGGGAATGGATATACTGAAGTAATGATTGCATTTGATGGAGATATAGCATTCCCCTTTTTGTGTGGTAATGATAACCAGGCCATGGAAGCAAGTGGATCAATTGAAAAGTTTTTAGTGTTGATGCCGGATTTAAAGTCTGGGAAGAAGTTGAAATTGAAGGGAATGATATAATGCCATCAGTATCAGACAAACAGCATAAATTTTTTGAAGCAATCGCTCACTCTAAAAAGTTTGCTAAAAAAGCGGGAGTGCCGCAATCCGTAGGGAAAGATTTTGCCGCCGCTGATGACAAGGCTGGGATTACAAAAACACATCATGGAAAACCAGTGAAAAAATCTCCAACCTCTTTATACAAAAAGGACTGACCAATGTTTCAAATAGCTATTGTGCCGAACAATACCGACGCCAATATGAGCCTTAGTTATAAGACTAAGGATGCGGCTATGAAGGCTAATGATACTTTATATGATGCAAAGAGGGCAAAGCAGGATTTTTTGATTTTCGATGATTTCGGCTATGGCCTTTCCATGAATGGCGGTGATATATCATATGCACTTTTTGTGGACTTGGAAGAATCGCAAGTCTGTGTGCATGAGAAGAACTTAGCTATTGCCCGTTCTGGCCGTAAGTTAGGCGAGCGCGTTAATGACAGCCCTGAAGAAAAAGACTTACTTGGCGTCGGCCAGCCATCTACAAAACCACGGTTGATACAATAGTCTAACCGGAGCCGCACAATACAAGACGTAACAATACGATATAAAACAATTTTATTTTTTATCGTTATGCGATAAACTATAGCAAACACGCTATAGGAATTTTCAATGTCGGTTCCTTTTATTATTCATGCTTTGCCACGCAGCCGCACTTCGTGGCTTTCCATGTTCCTGTCTTATGGAAGTTGGACATGTCATCATGAAAAACTCATGTTTATGCGGTCTATGGCCGATGTGCGTGGGCTTTTCTCCGCTTCAAATACTGGCTCTGCGGAAACCGCTTCGTCGTATGGTCGCTGCCTACTTAAATGGATGTTCCCAAATATTAAAGAAGTTGTAATCCTGCGTCCAGTCGAGGATGTCATGGCTAGTCTTATCGCGGTGAGTGATCGAGATGCCTTTACTTTTGACGTGCCTCGTTTGCGAAAAATCATGGAGCGTGGTCATCGCTGTCTGCTCAAGATAGCAAAAGACCAGAATGTTCTTGTGGTGAATTATGCTGACCTTGATAAAGAGGAAACATGTGCCAGAATTTTTGAATTCTGCTTACCCTATAAGTTCGATAAAGCATGGTGGGAGAGTTATAATAATAAGAATATTCAGTTGAATTTTCCATTGCTAATAGCGTATCGTCAGCAAAATAAAATTGAAATTGATGGCTTTAAAAGTCTATGCAAACGCGAATTATTGCGCCTTGTGCGTGTGGGTGAGATTTCTTTGAGTGGAGTTATTTGACATGGGAATTGGAGCAGCAGCAGGAGCTGGTGCAATAGGTTCTGCAGTTGGTGGCGCTGCTGCTTTAGGGGGTCTTGCTTATACACTTATCAAAGGCGCTCCAAAAATGGCTGCTGCGCCTGCTCTTCCTCCTTCTGCTAATCCAGCCACATTAGCTAACGCTGCAACTTCTGGTGCTCAACAGCAGAAAAGTAAGTTGGCGGCTGGAGCGGCTGCTTCAGGCTTCGATGGTACGCTAACTGGCGGAACACCATTATCTCAGGGTACGCCTACTACGGCGAAATCCTCATTGTTGGGTGGTTGATATGGGCGGCGGGTCACCTCCACCACAAGAGGCTCCACCACCTGCTGCAATGCCAGCTATAATCGCTAACGCAGAAACTAAAAGCGGTGCTGGTAACAAAGCGAATGTAAGGGGCTTGTCTCCTAATCAGGGCGTAGCGTCTAATCCGCTGGGAAATCCTTCCGGTGCAAGCTCAATGTTAGGTGGATAGCATGGCAACCGCAGCGCAGATAGAACAAAAAAATATGGCTGGTGCCCCCTATATCGCAGGTGGCGCTAGTTTTCTCAGTATGCAATCTACGGATGAAACGGATACAGATCATCCTCAAACGGAATTAATATCCGAGAACGCGTGGAAAAAGCTACGCGGTTATAATGAACAGCGCATACCGGCGCTAAGAACTTGGCGTAACTCATGGTGGATGGAGAATTGGTCTGACTTGGCGCAGTTTGAAGTTCCCCGTCGATCAATATGGTTGACGCAATCGGCGGGCGGTTGGCCTACCGCTAATAATATGTTGCGTGGCCAGGAAATTAATCAAGCCATTATTGACCCTACAGGAACCTACGCGATACGCATTTGCGCAGGCGGTATGGTAACTGGCCTCGCATCCCCATCACGACCTTGGTTTGATATTGTAACCAGTGATAAGCGGCATGAACTTGACCATGATTCGCGTGTATGGATTGATGAGCATAAAGACCGTGTTTATCAGGTATTGGCGAATAGCAATTTCTATAATTCATTCGCTCAGGAATGCGAGGATGAAATTGTATTCGGGACATCTCCATCCATTTGCTATGATGACCTTACCGATATTGTGCGATTTTATAATCCTGCTGTTGGTGAATATTATGTTGCCTGTAACGGTACGCTTAGGGTTGATACATTAGGCCGTGTGTTCGTTATGACTATTGGCCAGATGGCCAGCTTTTTCGGTGCTGATAATTTACCACCTGAAATTCGGTCTTTATGGAATCAAGGTGGAAGCCAGATAGATTCTGAGCGTATTGTTGGGCATCTTATTGAGCCGAATTTTGAAATACAGGGTGATAAAGAAACCAAAATTCCTGGTGCGTTTACTTATCGTGAAACTTATTGGGTGTATGGCATTGGTAGCAAACAGCCTCTTGCTCTTACCGGCTTTCGTGAATGTCCCTTTACAGTAGGGCGTTGGGCGACGCAGAGTAATGACGCTTATGGCCGTTCGGTAGGCATGGATGTTCTACCTGATATTATCCAACTTCAGGTAGAGACTAGACGTAAGGCTGAGGCATTGGAGAAGAACGTAAGGCCACCTTTGATTGCTGATATGAGTATGAAAAATCAGCCGTCATCACAAGTAGCCGGTGCTGTAACGTATGTACCGCAACTTAATGGTGGCGTTGGCATGAAGTCGCTTTATCAGCAACAGTTTAATCTGGCAGATATTACGGCGGATATTCAACAGTTGCAGGGTCGAATTAAGATGGGATTCTTCAATGATTTATTTATGGCTCTTTCCCAGAATGCCCAGATGCCTGATGCTAAAATAACGGCATATCAATCGGCGGCTATTGTGCAGGAACGGATGGCGGTGCTTGGGCCAGTTATTGAATCGAAGTTAGAAAATCTTCGGATGAAACTGAAGCGTGTCTGGGCGATTATGGAACGCCGTGGTTTGATTGATGCTAAGCCAGCAGGCCTGCGTGGGATTCCGCTTGGTATAGAGTTTGTAAGTGCATTGGCATTGGCGCAGAAGGCGGCGGCACTAGGTGGCATTGAGCGTATGGTTGCATTACTTGGTAATCTCGCAGCGGAGTTTCCAGATTCAAAGGATAATCTGGATACAGATTCTCTTATCAATCTCACCAATCAATTGCTTGGTAATCCGTCACGTATCCTTCGTGGCCCTGAAATGGTTGCTCAGATGCGCCAGCAACGCGCCCAGCAACAACAGCAAATGCAGAATGCGCAGATGGCTGAACATGCCGCCAATGTTGCCAGCACTGGTGCTGATGCCGCTAATACGATGGCGAATACTTCTGTTGGTCAGGGCCAAGGTACGGTTCTTAGTAAACTTTTAGGGACATCGCAGCAATGAAAGAAATAAGAACTAAAGAACTCATTTTAGGAAATTTACTTGAGGGGCTTAATCAAGCCAGTGGAGCGGCATCTCTACTTATTCATCATCAGCAAAATACCTTCTGGATGCGTATGCGAGATGTGCTCGAACTTACGAAGGCAGGTATTGTTTCTTATTCTGTTGATCCATTACTGAAGCCAAAGCAGAAGGAACCTGTAAATGAGTAAAACTATTAGAACAATTGATAGCCAGCCAAGAGAAATGTATGAAGCTGAAACCATTGAACGTTTCAAAGAGGGATTGCTGCTTAGTATTTCATGTTGCAAAGAGATGAATCAGAATGAACCGAATAAAGGCTGGTATCAAATTGGTGAACAGCTTATGGCACTTCGATTAAACGGCATTAAGCAATCTCAACGAAAGGCCATTACTCGTGGCGCATTACTTCAGGATGCGGCGATTCTTCAAAGAAGTCTGGATACGAGTGTGACCGCTTAGGATTTATCAGCTACTAAATCATTCCACAATTGTTCGCGTTCCCATCCTTCTTGGAGCATCAAAAAATATTCTTGTGGGGAATGTTTTTTAAATTCATTTTCCAATGAGCGCCCTATAATCAAAGCGCCGGAATTATAGGCGGTGAGGTGCGTATCAGCAGTATAGGGTGTTCCAAAAACATTAGTGATTGACAGTAAATCATAAATCCATTCGCGACCTAATTCATCTTGCATTAGCTGCGTGATGACGCGCTTTGCGACAGATGAGCGGCGTTTCATTTCGTCTTCACGTGTTTTAGCTTTATTGACTTTTTCTATGGGCTGACGAATCCCGGTAATTGGGTCTTTAATTCCAGCTTCAAGGGCTACCGTTTCTGCATCGAATTGGGCTAGTGGGTCTGGAATAATCGAGTCATAAGCCATCTTTTTTAATCCTTTCAAATATGCGTCGAATAATTTCCCCAATGGAAACTTGATATTTTTTACTGAGTTTCACTAGGAATTCATATTGCTGGTGTGGTATTGAAATTGAAAATCTTTTCATGGTTCATTTTTACACCACTTAACTCTTGCGTGTCAAGTTTAAATATGTATTATGCGCTTATGATAGACATATACTTAGATGGTGCAGACTTAAATGCTATGCGCGAAGGGCGCAAGAATCCATTGGTGAAGGGATTTACTACCAACCCTGCGCTCATAAGGGCGGCTGGCGTAACTGACTATGAAACCTTCTGCAGAGAGGCATTGGAGATTGTGGATGGTTTGCCAATCTCCTTTGAGGTGTTTTCTGACGAATGGGATGACATGGAGCGCCAAGCACGGAAGATTGCATCATGGGGCAGAAATGTGAATGTGAAAATTCCAGTAACCAATACGAGGGGTGAGAGTGCTGCGCCATTGGTTCGGAAGCTTAGTGATAGCGGGATTATGTGCAATGTGACTGCGGTGTTTACGCAGGAACAGATAGAATATCTCATAAATATGAATGTTATTATATCAGTGTTCGCTGGGCGCATTGCTGATACTGGTGTTGACCCCATTTTTCTTGATGGTGCTGGTAGGCAGGTAAATGGAAAACCTAAATTTCTTTGGGCATCATCGCGTGAGGTTTTGAATATTTATCAAGCCGCGCGGTCTCGATATGACATCATCACCGTTACTCCAGACCTCCTCAAAAAATACGAACAACTGAAGAATAAAGACCTAACTGAATTTTCATTAGATACGGTTAAAATGTTTTATAACGATGCGCAGAAAGCAGGATACATATTATGACTATTAGTTTAATCACTGGTGGATATGGATTTATAGGATCACATATGGCTAAATTGTTACATGATAAAGGTCATGAAGTTCGTGTGATTGATAATATGTCTACAGGAAAGGTATCAAATTTAGATGGTTTTCGAGTAAGCCATTCTCAGATTTCAGATATTAATACTATCGACATTAAACATGGTGTGTTTACAGACATAGATTATCTTTTCCACTTCGCCGGTATTCCGAGTATTCGCCCTTCATTGGTTAACCCAACACCGTATATGGAAACCAATGCCTTCGGTACTTCTCGTATGCTTGAGGCGGCACGTCATGCTAGCGTAAAGAAATTTGTTTATGCCGCATCTTCCGCTTGCTATGGCGAGGCCGATGTTCATCCTACCCCCGAAACTGCTGAGATTAAGTTGCAGCATCCATATGGCTTGAGCAAGCATTTAGGTGAGGTGGAAACATTGCATTGGGGCGAAGTATTTGGATTGCCGGTGGTAAGTCTAAGGATGTTTGATGTCTTTGGAAGACGCGCTGATTCGACAGTGGTTGGTATTTTCCAGCGCATGAAGGCTGCTGGGAAGCCGATTACTATTTTTGGCGATGGTAATCAAACACGGGATTTTGTTGATGTTAAAGATGTGTGTCGTGCTTATCTTATAGCCGCAGAAAGCGATATAAGTGGAGAGGTGTTTAATGTCGGAACTGGCAATCCGCAGACAATTAATCATCTTGTCGATTTACTGGGAGGGGAAAAGACGTATCTTCCTAAGCGTGAGAATGAGCCTTATGAGCATTGCGCTGATATTACGAAGATAAAAACAATGCTTGGTTGGGAGCCACAGATTTCTTTCGAGGATACAATAAATGACATACTCCAAGATTCTTTCCCTTCCAGCGCTGCTTGAAAAGCTAGATAGGTCTAAAAAAGCAATAATGGCTTGCGGATGCTTTGATATAGTGCATCCAGGTCACATTAGGCATTTGACCTATGCTAAGTCAAAGGCGGATATTCTTGTCGTTAGTGTAACGGCGGATAGGCACATTAAAAAGGGAATATATCGGCCTCACGTTCCTGAGCAGATTCGCGCTGAAAGTTTGGCAGCATTGGAAATGGTGGATTATGTCATTATTGATGAAAATGCAGATCATTTGATTAATGTAGCCGAGATTAAACCAGACTATTTTGCCAAAGGCTTTGAGTATTCAGACCAACATCATCCAGCGACGGTTGCTGAAATTAAGTTGGTTGAATCTTATGGCGGTCAAATGATTTTTACACCTGGAGATGTGGTATATAGCTCTACCAAACTTCTTAATACTCATCTTCCGAAATTACATATCGAAAAACTTATCAACCTGATGAAACGGTTTGATATTACGTTTGAGGGATTACGCGATGCAATCTCAAATTTTCAAAATTACAAATGCCATGTCGTCGGAGATACTATCATCGATACCTATACAAGAACCAATCTCATCGGAAGCAATGCCAAGACACCGACCTTTAGCGTTCTCTACGACGGACATGAAGATTATATTGGGGGCGCTGCAATCGTTTCCCGGCATCTTAAAGCTGCTGGAGCAGATGTAACTTTTACTACTGTTGTAGGCAATGACCGTTATGGTGCAATGGTACGGAAGATGGAAGGCATTAAAGTCAATGCTATCGTGGATGAAAACCGTCCTACGACGCATAAGAATACGATTATAGCGGGGGATTCGCGGTTGCTTAAGGTTGATACTGTAGATAATGCTCCTATTTCATCTAGGATTGCTGCTGAGATTGCTAATGATATTAAGGAATCCGCCGCTGATTGCACCGTCTTTAGTGATTTCCGGCATGGAATATTTAGCAAGGCTACGATACATGATTTAGCCATTTCTATTCCTGAGGGTGTGTTTACAGTTGCTGATAGTCAGGTAGCTTCACGTTGGGGAAATATCACCGAGTTCAAAGGATTCGATCTTATTACTCCGAATGAAAAAGAGGCGCGATTTGCTTTGGCTGACCAAGATTCCAATATAGGAAATTTAGCTACGCTAACGCAAGAGACGGCTAGGGCTGAGAATATTATCCTCAAATTAGGGGCGCGTGGCGTATTTTTCTTAGAGAATGGCCTTCCTTATTCAATTGATAGTTTTGCTAGTCATATTAGGGATGCCGTGGGCGCTGGAGATGCCTTACTTGCCTACGCTACACTTACTATGTTGGCGACCAAATCCCTTCCTATGGCTTGTATAATAGGCTCTATGGCAGCAGCATGTGAATGTGAATATGATGGCAATATTCCAGTTAGGCCAGAAGATGTGCTGAGAAAGTTGGCGCAGTATGAGTAAGCCCATAATTGGCTTTGCAGGTAATGGACATTTAATGGAGCATGCTGCGGCTGCGGCACATATTAAAGGATTCAAGAAAATAAAAAATACACCAGGGAAAACTGGCGATCATACCAGAGATTTGCATGAATGCGATATTGTGTATATCTGCCCTGACAGGCCAAGTAACACATCCCCACAGCAAATGGTAGATTTAGTATTGCCATATTTGAAGGATGATGCAGTTCTGGTAATTCATTGTCAGGTTGAGCCTGGGTTTACTAGAAAAATTGAATGGCCTTCAGTTTATTATCATGTTGAAACGCTAAAAGTGAACGATAAGGCTATGGAGCGGGCACTGAATCCTGAGAGAATTATTTTGGGGTCTAATGCAATGGATGGTTCTTATATAGATTTTAGGTTATCGCAATATTTACTTTCCTTCAATTGTCCAATAATTCCTATGTCCTACGAATCCGCTGAACTAGCTAAAATAGCCATTAATTATTATCTGGCAAAGCAGATTGAGGCATCGAATACACTATCTAAAATAGCCGAAAAAATAGGCGCTAATTGGGATGATATTATACCGGCTCTACAAACTGACAAGCGTATAGGTCAATATGCTTATCTCAAGCCAGGAGAGTTTGGGCCGCATTTGCAACGTGATTTGGATGTTATAGAGAAGATAAAACTTCAGTAGTCGGCATTATTTTTTTCTTATCATCAATAGACCATTGCCAATCGGAAGAATGACTTTTTCGTAGCCTTCTAGCGTTTTAACGTAATCCAGCATACGACGCACCCCAGCACCTTTCTCGGATGTTGATACTTGGTTCAGCGTGTCGCCTTGAAAAAATACATCATCTACGAGAATCATGCCGTTTTTAGCAAGTCTTGGTAGAGATAATTCAAGTAGTTCTTTATAAGATTCTTTAGCGCAGTCTATGAGGATTAAATCATAGAGTAATATATCGCCTTGCAAATATTTAATGGCATCAAATTGCAAACATCTAATTTGTCTTTGGAATTTATTGTTTTTTATATTCTCTGTGGCAATTCCATGGAATTCCTTTCCTGTCTCTATAGTGTAAACCATAGCTCCCGCATCAGCTATATACATAGCTGATGCGCCAATATAAGTTCCAAGTTCTAAAACTTTTTTATACCCATGCGAGCGAATCAAAAATTGATAGAAACGCAGAGTATTTAAATCTGATCCCATCACAGCGTACGTCATGCCATCTTTGGTTTTAATGTCCAGTTTTAGCGGCTCATACATGGATTCGAGCAATCGTTCCATATCGCCATAGAAATCCTTACCTTTATACATCTTTGAAAAATAAGGCTGTGATGGCAAAAGCCTATCCTTGTTTTGGATAGAGGACATTTCGTCGTCATTCCATACTGCATTTTTCATTAGAATGGGCCTTTAAAGTTAGGGTTGGGGATATCAATAATCGGTGGTGTATCTGGATATAGCCCCTCAAGATAGCCGCGAGAGGATGGAATTGGGTGGTCGGGAATGCCTATTCTTTGTACGCTAAATTGCAATCCAGCCTCAACACACCTTGCGATAATTTCCGCTCCAATTCCATAAGTTTTATATCCAGTATCCACAAAGCGTAGATGTCCGGTTTTTTTAACTGAGGAAATTATATCCTCAATATTTAATGGACGTAAAACACGAAGATCAAAAACATCTTCTGGGCCATCAAGTAATTCCGGAATTACCGAATACGAAGTAGCAACCACCGTAGCCAAGTCTCCACTTTGTAATTTCTTCGGCTTCGTAATATCACTTTTATAATATCCCTCTGGCACTTCTCCTTTTACATAATGCGTCCAGCGATGCTCGATGATGACAACGGGATTGTCATCCTCAATAGCAGAAATTAACATCCCTTTATAATCTTCTGGAAACGTAGGCATCAGCACCTTGAGTCCAGGGATATAGGCAAACATCGCTTCAAGGCTTTGGGAATGACATGGCCCCTGCCCCCATCCACGCCCAACGATCATGCGAATTACTAGCGGGCATTTATGCTGTCCATTGCTGATATAATGCATCTTGGCAGCATTATTGATGATTTGCTCCATAGCCAGAAGGGCAAATTCTACACGGTGAAATTGTATAACTGGACGTTTGCCCGACATGGCAAGACCGATAGCCACTCCAACCATCGCATTTTCTGAAACAGGTGTTTCGATAAGTCTATCCCCATATATGGGTTGCAATCCTGCTGTCGTTCCATAAAATGCTCCTTTATCGTCTATGCCCTGCCCCATAAGCAATACGTTCTTATCGCGCTCTCCCATGATGGCGAGAGCCTCGTTAATGGCTTGGGCTGAGGTGAGTTCACGCATAGACATATTTACTCGCCATTTCTGGTGTTGGTAAAGGTGCGGATTCAGCGGCATCGAAGGCGGCGGTGATTTTATCATTAATCTGCATTTGCATTTTTGCTATTCGCAAATCAGGAACACCACTAGCATCGACAGCTATTTTCAATGGATCGTTTTTACAATCAAATTCTCTGTCTATTCCACAATGAATACGTGAACGTTCAGTTAGCACATCAATGAAATATGGCTTTCCCTTCCTTACATCATCAATAATTTGCTTAAAAGCATTGGCCAAAATAAATACATCTTTCGCAAGCATTCCCCAGTGCGAAATATTATGTGCCTTAGCAACATCTTCATAGCTTCTATCAGGCTGTCTTTTCTTAATCGGTGTATCCACAGAATACTGGTTATTCTCGCATACAAAAATAATTGGCAATTGCATAAGAGATGCAAAGTTAAGTGCCTCGTGGAAAACACCCTCTTCAACTGCCGCATCACCAAAAAAACAAACAACTACATTCCCGTTACCATCAATTTTATTAGCTAGAGCAGCACCAACGGCTAGGGGGATTGCGGAAGCAACGATAGGACAACTAAAGAAATTTACAGAGGTATCCAATGCGTGCATACTGCCACCTCTACCTCCGTTGCATCCATCAGCCTTTCCATAAATTTCCAGCGTAAACTTCTCTATATCACCGCCTTTGGAAATAAAATGGCTATGATTGCGATGCGTACTAAAAACAGAATCTTGTTTTGTCAAATGATGACAAGCGCCCACTGCTATTGCTTCCTGATTGCACGATAAATGAACCGGACATCTAATCAATTGTCGTGGATAGCGCTCAATAATTTCCTCATCGAACCTCCGGCAGAGAAGCATTTTCTCTATGATAGAATGTTCCATGAATATGCCCCCGTATATCCAGCTTCTTCAAAAACCTTTAACCATCCCTCAGGATAATCATGAAATTCTGGCGTTAATGCCCAGCTTTCAAACAACATCTTTTCTTCAGGTGTGTAGTAACTATCAACCACTATATAGCTATTCCCCTTGGATACCCGTTCAATTTCCTTCAATGCCATAACACACTTATCACGCGGAAGATTATGAAGAGTGTTTATCGAAATTACTAAATCAAAAAATTTATCCATAAACGGTATATGCTTTGCCGAACCTAAATACATTCTATGGGCAATTTCAACGGGGCAATTTTCTATAGCATATTTCGATATATCCAAACCGCGTACATCAAGAAATTTCTTTTCCTTCATTAAATCCCAGACAAGAAAGCCTTTGCCGCAGCCTACATCTAGTACACGCGAACCTTTTTTTAATTTGAAAAATTCAATAATATCCCTAGCGACTGGCCTCCAGCGCGAATCATAGTAATAACCTCCATAGCCATATTTTCTATCGCCATCGAAATAGTCATATCCAAACTGCTTGGCAATATTGATAATATTAGGGTCTTTCGCCTTAGCCCGCGCTTTAATATCGCGCTTGGATTTTGGAAGAGACGAGAGAAGATTTATTTCGCGACTCACCATTTTGTGGCATTTTTCTGAAGAATCGGATTACTCACTAAGCTATGCCACACCAACGATTGAAATGCTTCGGATAATGGCGTAATCAAAGGTTCTTCAATAATCGGTATGCAAATAGCTATATCTGCATACCGAGCCGTATAGCCGCTTGCCTTACCTACTACGCCATATATTTTAGCGCCAACAGCTTTAGCCAATTTTATTGCCCGAATAAGATTAACACTAACTTTTCTCTTTTCATCGCCACCACCTACCGAGAATATCAGCAACGCATCATTTTTATTGAACTTGCTTACTTTGAGCCATCCACTAAATACTGTATCCAATCCTTCATCATTTGCCCGTGCGCTAAATTCTGACACGTTATCTGTAGGCGCATACGCCTCTATGCCACAAAGCTTCCTGAAGTCATTTACAGCATGACTAGCATTACCGGCGCTACCTCCCATGCCAAGGATGAAAAGACGGCCTTCGAGTTTGGATAGGGATTCGGCTAATTGTTCGATTTTCTGTGTATCGAGATTGTCCATGACTGATTTTGCGGTTTGAGCAAAGTGGCGGCTATGATGCATAAGTAATCTCGTTTAGTTTAGCAAATTTTCCATGCAATTTTTGAGACATATTATTATAAGCTATAGCGGCTTCAATTTCTAAGAAATACTCTCCAATGTAATGATGTTTACAATCAGACACAATTTGCGCTATCCATTTATTTTTTCTTGTGCTGAAATGCACCCCTTTATATTTACTGGTGCCGCCTTTACTTTTGACATTCATGGCATTTTGTGATTTAGTCGCTAACCGAAGATTGCAACGTCTATTGTCTAAAGTATTACCATTGATGTGGTCTGTTTCTATACCTTTTTCAGTATTTAAAATAAGACGGTGCATATAAGTTTTACGACAATTCTTATATCTCTTTTCTCTAGGTTCATTTTTAACCGCATATCCAATCTTATTAAAAAACCAATTATACTGGGAAAGCCCCCCATAATCAGCATCATCTACGATAGCAAACTTGCCTTGGCTTAAGAGTATTTCACGCATAAAACTTTTTCACACAATCAATGATATATTGAAGTTCATTTTCTTCAAGATGTTCGTGACAAGGAAGGCTTAATTTGTTTTCTGCCTGCCAGTCGGTAATCAGAAAGTCTCCATCTTTACACTTATGTTGAAAGGCGCGGTTGCGATAACATGGCATTGGGTAATGTACAAGCCCCTCCACACCACATTCTTTAAGATATGCCTGTAACTCATCGCGTCGTTCATAAAAGTTTTCGTATAGGGTGAATGTTACTTTACGATCTTTGCCAAACCGCCTTGATAATTTTACTTGTGGAATTTTGCTTAATTGCTCATCCATAAAAGCAGCATTCTTGATTCGATTATCAGTTATCATGTCGATTTGCTCTAACACATATTGTGCCACAACCGCCTGTACGGTATCGAGGCGAGAATTGCATCCTGCGATGGAATTGGTATTGCGGGCAATAAGTCCATGATTGCGATAAAGGCGTAGCCATTTGGCATAGTCATCATTATCAGTAACGATCATGCCGCCATCTCCCCAGACGCTTAAATTCTTGAGCGGATGAAGTGAGAAGGCGCTTATATCTCCGAATGTACCGGCTTTTTTGCCATCAATCTCCGACATTATTCCTTGGGCGGAATCTTCTATTATCTTTAATTTATATTTGATCGCTAATTCTCTTATTGCGTTCATATCAGGCATATTGCCGCCCCAAATGACTGGCATTATCGCCTTTGTACGCCTAGTTATAGCTTTCTTTATTTTTGTTGCGTCCATACAGAAGTTATCAGTTACGTCTACGAAGACGGGAATAGCACCTACTTCACATATAGCGCCAGCGGTGGCGATGAATGTGTTGGCTGCTGTGATAATCTCATCGCCAGATTTAATACCAGCCGCAAGCAAACTAAGCCGAAGTGCATCCGTACCATTACCTACACCGATAGCGTGTTTTATGCCTATTTTAGCTGCGAAGTTATCCTCGAATTCTTTGACTTCTCGGCCAAGTGTGAAATCGCCACGTGCTATTACGCTATCTAGGCGATGAAAGATTTCTGTACGGACTTCGGGAGGGAATTTACGCTGAAGATATGACCAACCTATTTTCATAAATCGTGTTGCCTTTTCTTTGGTAATGTTTTGCCGATCCATGGGTCGCTTGCCAATACAACCCCTTTCAGCATTTCCTGCTCTTGTAATATTCTTGCTTTTGCCATTGGCGTTATTTGCGGCCTCAAAGAACGATTCAATTTATGCACCTCAGCAACGAAAAAGAATTTCGCGCAATCGCGCATTTTAATTGCATCCCATATTGCCTGACCGTAATTGCTGAGATGTATATAAGATTGTTGCGGAGGCCGTGAAGATTGATTAGTCATACCGCAGATGAATAAGTCATCGCATTCCTGTGGGATATAGAATGGTACTCCAGCGGGAATGAGCAAATCCAATTCGCTGTCAATGCTTATATAAAATCTATCAGGTTGCGCTGCCACAGTCTTTGCGCTTAGATATACAGGCTGTAAATGCGGAGCAGCCATATGAAGCGTATCAGGAGCTTCCCAGAACAAACGATGTTTCCCTGGCATGAAATTAGGCTCCGGACGTGTATTGACGATGCCAAAGAAATCGGAGATATTCACAGAGTTGAGTGTAATTGCGGCTAAATCTTCTGCGCAAACGCTAATTATATCATTTTTTGTATAATTTTTCAGCCATTTTTTTATTACGCCTTCATCGGTATCAATACAGCCCATAAGGATGTTATCGTGAGTTTCGGAGAGCCTTGTAATTTCCGCAAAAAAATTATTGCAATAAACAAAATCAGGCATCGCATGATGATAGGCAGCATTATGACGCTTAGCATAAGCAAGTTGTAAACTAACACCAGCACCTATGAGCCAATAGGTTTCCGAACCTTTGCTGAGTTCTTCGGTAATATATTCATAGACGAAGTGTGTGCCGAGTTTTTCTAATGTTTTTGTTGAATTATTCGCTCTAATATTCGATTCATCTATTTCTGTCGTAATAATATGAATAATGACGTTAAATTTTTCACATAAAGATTTTATATTACCTTCGGTAAGCCATGTTGGGAAAAGCGTTTCCAGCATCTTATGTGTCCATGCCCCCCATACCATAAGACCAATGATGATGCGTGGCTTGAGATGTTTATCGTAAATTACTGCTGGGGGGAGTTGCTTAATCTTCTCATCTAGCCATTCAGCCATAGCAATGACGTGCTTATCCTTGGGTGATGGTTCACGGCCTTCGAGCGCATTTATTTCTTTTGTGAGTGCGAGGAATGATTTGTAATCTCCTGATTCACGTAGCACCCACATCTTGAGGGATTCATTGAGCGAGCAAAGGCGCTGCGGATATGGATTGAAAAAATATCCGTCTACTGGTTCGCGTGGCAAACCCACATATTTTGCGGTTAAAGTGGTGATTTTATCGAAGAGATTATAATCAGCAAATGTCTTAATGACATCTTTCTGGTCTTGGCTCACGTTATTTTCTCCCCTAGATTTTTGAGCCAAATGTCGGCGTTATCACGCTTTACATAGGTTCTTTTGCCTAATTTTGTTATCTGTAATTTTTTGTTTCTTACCTCTTCATAGAACTTACTTCTTCCTATGTGATATTCGGCCAAAAAGTCCTCAACGGTGAGAAGTCTTTTTTCGGGGGGTTTGTCCATCTGCATATGGGTATGTACTTTGGCATAATATATTACGCTTGTCAAATTGTGCATTTTTAACTTGTACTTGAATAAGTTATATGGGATTATATTGAAAATGTTGAACCACTACCTATAGTTTTATGCCTGAAACAGAAATTCCAGTAACTCCGGCTGCGGCATCTTCCGCTCCTGTCATTGACACCACTGTTTCTGCCTCTGCTCTTGCCACTGAATCTGCTCCCTCTTCAACTCCCGCAGTTTCCACGGAGGCTGCGGTTCCTTTAGTTGAAACTTCTGCTGTTGAATCCGCAAAACCGGAATCTTCATTACTCGCCGCTGAGTCTCCTATTGAAACTAAGACGGAAGTAAAGCCGGAGGTTAAAGATGAAGCCAAGCCAGAAGAAAAGAAGCCAGAGGTCAAAGCGGATGAAAAACCTGCGGAACCGAAAACTGTCGAAATTGAAGTACCAAAATTCGAGGCATTCAAACTTCCAGAAGGCTTTACAGCTGATGAAAAAGTTATGGGTGAGTTCACGGGATTGCTTGGTAAACTTGAAGTTTCTAAAGGCGACCATAAAGCGACTCAGGAAGTCGGTCAGCAGTTAGTGGATTTATTCACCGCGAGACTGACGGAAGCCACAAAATTTCAGAATGAATCGAATATCGCTTTTTGGGAAAAGACAAAGCAGAATAGGGTTGATGAATTAAAGAAAGATCCGTATTTCGGTGCTGGTGGCGATACTACCAAACAGACGCAGTTGCAGATGGAGATGGCTGGATTCCTTCAACGCAATATTCCTAAAGCGGAATTGCAAGAATTTAGAAAATTTGCTGTTGAGAATGGCATTGATAATGCACTGCCAGTCGCTCGACTTATCAATACCCTGAAACAGAAAATCGACAAATATGAAAATGAGACGGGAAAGATGTTGCCCGGAACGAAACCTGCGCCGTCAAAGCCTGTGGTTGGTAAGGGAATTTTGACTACTCTGTACGGTAAACAGGCATGAACGCCCGCTTGAAGTTAAATATAATTAAGGAGATATAAGATGGCATTAAATACTTTTGGCACTAACGTCCAGCCTAATCTAGTTGATTATGCACAATTGACCGATCCCACCGGAAAAATAGCTACTGTAGCTTGGCTTCTGGCGCAGGCTAATCCTATCTTAAAGGATATGATCTGGAAGGAAGCTAATGGTCCGACCTATCATGAAGTCACGCTCAATACGGCGTTACCGCAGGCTACATGGCGTCAGAACAATCAGGGCGTTCCTGCTTCAAAGGGTATGAATGCACGTGTAAAGTTTGGTATTGGCATGATTACCGATTATAGCCAGCTTGACCGCGCTCAGGCTCGTCTTGGTGGAAATATCGAAGCTCAGCGCTGGACGATTGACCAGATGCATATTGAGGGTATTTCGCAGCAGATTGCTTCGGCTATCTTCTATTCCAACGAAGCCACCACTCCGGCGCAGTTTACGGGATTTGCTCCTTATTATAACTCGCTTGAAACCACAACGGCTGCAACGGCGAAGAATGTCATCAATGCAGGTGGTGCGGCAAGTTCCAATACCTCGATTTTCCGAGTCGATTGGGGTGACCATACGTGCTTCGGTATTTTTCCGAAAGGTACGCAGGCCGGTCTTGTTTATGAAGATAAAGGCGAATTCCGTCAGCTTTATGATCAGTTCGGCAACGGCTTTGAAGGCTATACCTCATATTTCGAGTGGATGCTTGGCCTAGCTATCATGAACTGGACGTATGTTGGCCGTATTTGCAATATTGATACGACTACGGCTGGTCTGGCTGGTACGTCGCCGCCTGATTTGAATTCGCTGATGATTCAGATGGCATCAAAAATCACGACTTCTCCGCGTCGCATGTTCGGCATCACTGAAGTAGATGCTCCTGGCGACCCGATGCCTGGAACGATGCCGACATGGTATTGTAACCGTACTGGCCGTGCCGGTTTGGATTTACAGAGTATTCGCGATAAGAACGTGCTTATTTCGCTCAAAGAATATGCCGGTGAGCCGGTTGAATTCTGGCGCGAAGCTCCTGTACGCTCGAATGACTCTATTCTTAACACTGAAACCGCAATAACCTAAATAAAGGAGTAAATAATCATGGCATATCTTGAATCTCAAGGCGGCGCTGCCTTAAGCGCCAATCAAGCTATTACTACTACGGCTGATTCCACCAATGTTTGGGACGTTACTGGTCAGGGTGCTGGTTCAACATTACCCAGTATGATTGGCTCTGGTGGCGTTAGTACCGCACTTGGTTATGACGTTGGTGGTGGTGATGGCGCAGCGGTTCCCGATGTGCTTGTAACGTTTGGTACTTGCACTACTGTTTCTGGAACTCTAACGGTTACATTGTCCTGTGCGCCCGATAATGGTTCTGGATCTGCTGGTTCTTATGTTACGCTTTTTTCGACTGCGGCTCTTACTGGTGCTACCCAGCTTTTCAAAGGCGCATCATTTGTAATTCCTATCCCTTCTATACCGGATGGATTAATTGCTAATCTTGGACTCCCGCGCTTTTATAAACTGACTTATACGGTTAGTGCTTCTATTTCTCTTATTGTAAGTGCTAATGTTACGATTAATGCGCCGAATTTCTTGGCTAATACATTTTATGGAAACAACTTCCCAGCAGGACTTTAATATATGGCACGTCTTTATAGTTCTCCGCCTAATTTCAGCCAAGTACCGAGTGCTATCCGCGAAGATAGGCCAGTATATCGGTTGCGTGGTGATATTTTTACTGACGATACTTTATTTCTTAAAGGTACGACACTGGAAACGGATGATGATTACATTCCGAATATAGCAATGTTTCCTGTTAATGACTTGGCATATAAGAATTATGTGGCATTTCTTAAAGAATATGACGCTAAAGGCGAGGAATGGCTTACTATTCCAATTAAAGAGCGTCAGGGTTATATGCGCGAGCAGCCTAAACTTCCAGCTTTTCTGAATGAATGGAAGAAGGTTCACGCATTCGCCAAGGCTAAGGGTCTGCATCTTGTTCACGCTATCGATCGGTCACCTGCAATTCTTGGTGCTCCGCGTACTGGTAAGCCGTCTGTAAGGCCAGTTGATATGAGCATGATTGGTCAGTTGCCATTTGAGGATAATACCGCTGTTGGTAAGGGTAATACTATGGATAAAAATAGTGTTGCTGCTGTTCAAAGTCTATCGGCTTAATAGGATATGGCATGGCTAAACATTGGATTCAGAATGCAGTTAAAAATAAGGGTGGGCTTCATCGGCATTTAGGCGTACCTGAAGGTGAGAAAATCCCATCTGAAAAATTAGCTGCTGCTAAGAATTCCAAAAATCCAATTATACGCCGTGAGGCGGCGCTGGCTCATACCTTGAGCGGAATGGGTCATGGCAAGAAAGAGCATGGTCATTCTACAAAGCACATAATCAAATCTTTATACCACTGAGGAATATAAAGTGAATACTGCTGAAAATATTATTAATATTCCTATTACAAGACTTTGCACTAAGTGTAAGGTAGAGAAATCTTTTGGGAATTTTTACAACAGAAACAAACAAAGATATGACGGCGAAATTAATACACAATGCAAAGAATGCGTAAAAGAATTCAATCGAATCAATAAGGCCAAACGCCTTGCTGAAAATCCTGAATATTGGAAAGCAAAATGGTTGGTTTCCAAACAAAAGTCTATTGTGAAAAAGGTTGGACATTATAAAAATGCTGAAAAAGATTATCAGTACAGAAGGAAATATGGCATTACCCTAGAGGATGCTCGTAAAATGTTGATTGCTCAAATGGGCATGTGTGCCAATAGGGCTTGTGGGAAAGAATTGTCCGTAGATAATTCCTCAATAAAAGTAATTGATGGCGTTAAAAGAGATGAGGTTGGTTGCGTTGACCACAATCATGAAACCGGAAAAGTTAGAGCTATTCTTTGCGGTAGATGTAATATGGCCGTTGGAGTTATTGAAAATAAAAATATAATGTTTGGTTTAACCGAATACTTACAAAAACACGAAGAGGAATAATTTATGATTATGGGTTCCAAACAGATGTATAAAGATAGCCCGCGCTTAGAAAAAAATTCTGACGGTAAAATGGGTGTTAGTAGTAAAGTAACTGAGGCCACAAAAGAAGCCACGGCTGAAAATGGTGAAACTGGCGGAATGCCGGAGCATGAAACACATAGTCTTCATAATTTAGAGCGTCATAATCTTCACGCCAAACATGAGCATGAACATCATGTTCATGAGAAGCATGGTGGTTCTAAAGAGCATCTGCATGAAAAGCATGCTAAAGAGCATCATGACATGCTGAAAAAACATAATGAAGAATTAGCAGCCCACACTGAGGGCGAAGAACCGGAAGGAGAATAAATATGAGTTTTACTCCATTAGTGGGGACCGAGGTCCTTTACGTTAATGCTGTAGCTGAGAATAGTCAACTTTCTGGACAGGTACAGCCCACCACAACTCAGGCTATTGCTGATTTATCGGCTCAATCATTACAGGGTAATACTGCGGTTTCGACTACTGCTTCTTCCAC